AGAAATCATGAAAAATTTAATAGAAAAAGGAGGTATTATATCCAAATGATATGCTAACCCCTTATCGAACTAAACCATGCTAACCCCATGGTTTTTTTAATATGTCAATTTACAATCTCATACAATAATATATAGTTTGTGTATATGAAATATATATTAACAACTGACACACACTTTGACCATGAAATGTTAAAGACAAAAAGAGGTAAGGATTTCTCAGAAAAAATTATGAAAAATTTTCACAATATATCAGGAGATGTTTTAATTCACTTAGGAGACATAGCATTTAAGAATGAAAGAGAGTGGAACAATAGATTCGTCAAGGAAATGAAAAAGAAATTTAAAAAAGTAATCCTTGTTAGAGGTAATCATGATAGTAAAAGTTACAACTGGTATTACAACAGAGGTTGGGATAACGTTTGTGAAACCATGAGAATTAGACATAATAAAAAAGAAATACTCTTTAGCCATATGCCTATATTAGCAGAAAATTCTATTGGTACACCTTATCATAAAGTACACATGAACATACATGGTCATCTACATGGTAGTGGTCATTATTCACATAGAGCTATAGAAGGATATGATGCTGGTTATCATTACGATATAGCACCTGAAAATCATAACCTTAAACCTGTTGATTTAGACACAATAATCTAACAACACAGAAAATATATTATGTCAATTGTATTAATCACTAGGTATGATATATTGTATATGTTATGAAGAGAGATAACATTATTAACTTAAACTAAAAAATTATGGCACAGGATAAAATTATTAAAACTTGTAAGAAGCATGGTGTAAATTATGTAGTAGTACAAAGAGAAGACGGTAAGACTATTAAATGTATGAGATGTCATTTATCAAATAACTAATTAAAATTATGACAAAGAAAAAAAAGGACATAAACGATATCTTAGTAGAATCACTTACTAAGACTATTAAAGAAGAAGGACTATCAAAAGAATCTATGGATGAAGCTATTAGATTAGTAACTTCAACATACATTTCAGATAACGAGCAAGAATTTAAAGATGCTGTTATTAAAGAAGCATTAATGGATATTAAAATTCCTAAAGTTATTGAGATTAAAACACCAAAAGGAAAGAAAAAACAAATTACTCACTTTCAGTTTGATAATCTTGTTAAGGCTATTCAATCTAACTTACCTATATTAATTGTAGGTATGCCAGGTACAGGTAAAACATCATCAGTAGAGCAAGTATCAAAGGTATTAGAGATAGCTTTCAATGCTATTTCAGTAGGTATTCAAACTACTAAGTCAGATATCCTAGGGTTCGTAGATGCTAATGGTAACTACAAGTCTACAGGGTTTCGTGAATCATTTGAAAATGGTGGAGTATTCCTTATGGATGAAATTGATGCAGGTAATCCAAACGTATTGATTGTAGTAAACTCTGCTATCTCTAACGGATTCTGTTCATTTCCTGATAAAATGGTTTATGCACATGAAAACTTTAGGTTCGTTGCAACAGCAAACACCTTTGGTAACGGAGCTGATACACGTTTTGTTGGTCGTAATCAATTAGATGCAGCTACACTAGATAGATTTATTACAATTGATTTTCTTATTGACGAAGCACTAGAGAAGATTATTTGTGGTAATGATGAGTGGTTAGAAAAAGTTAGAAACCTAAGAAAAGAATGTGAGGAAAACAATAGAGATATTGTGGTATCACCTAGAGTATCAATCTATGGAGCTAAGTTAATTCAAGCTGGATTCTCAGTATATGAAGCTGCCGAAATGACTATCATGAAAGGTCATGACGAAGATACTGTTGCTTTTATTAAGAAAGGATTAGGTATTAGAAAACCATCAACTAAGGTAGCAACAACAGGAGAAGTTAAAGTCGAAGTAGAAGAAGACGTACTACCTTGGTAATATGTCTAAGATAGCAAAACAAGCTCGTTGGAAAATAGACCCAAAAAAGTATGGTATTTATCACGAATACTTTGAAGACAAAGATGGTTTATATTTTGGAAAAACAAAATCATCAGAAGCACCTCTAGTTTGTGCAAAACTTCTTAAAAGAAAAGTGCAGTATATAGAGATAAACAGTAGAGAATCTTTAAAGGAATTTGTTATTCAAGAAGATGAAACTCATACAAGTCACAATGCAGGTAAAGAAGGTAATTCAACCTTTACAGCATCAAGAGACATGGAACACGCTATTGAGTTAATGATTGATGGTGACAAAAAAATGATTGATGATGTAGTTAAAAAATCAAAAGATAAAATTAATGAAAAAATTAGGAAGTATACAGAAAAAGAGGTAGGTATAACTAGAGATGTTGAGGGTATATATTTTGATGTTGGATTAGTAATGCAGGGAGAGCCTGAAGCGTTCTATAATTCATATGATGAAACAATGCCTGATAAGTTTCTACATATTGATGTTCAAGCATCTTATTATGCCTACACAAATGCAGAAGATGTTATGAGAAATGTTGTAAATTTAATAGTTGCTGTATCATTATTAGAAGCAGCAGGACATAGAATATCTATAAACACATGGTGGATGAGTATTATGTCTCTTGGTAATCCAAATAGTTGGATTAAACTATCTACTAAGAGTAAGCTACAAGCACTAAACATATCAGCATTAGTTAGTATATTTCACCCATCTTTCTTTCGAAGAATTATATTTAGAGTTAGAGAGTTGTTTGGTTGTGTAGAATCAGGATATGGAGTAGGTCTTGATAGGACAAATTTGATGGACAAAGATTATGAATCTGTATTAAACTTATCAGATGACCGTTCAGTTGAAGAGATAATAGACTTTATTAAAAAGCATAACTAACACCCCCCTATAACACAGCTTAACCCCTGTGTTTTTTAGTACCCCTCTCTTTTATTTTAGAGTGAAATGTTTTTCAAACAGCCTGTACACTAAGGTTTTAGGGTCGACGAATTTTCAAACACCTTGTACAAGAGTGTTTTTGAAAAATTGAAAAATTAGAAAAAAATGGAAAGGGGTTGCTGGATTTGATTTTTGTTTTATAATAAATACTTTCTTTTTTAATAATATGTGTTATAATAAATATATATAAATATATATACATATATAGTATAAAATTATATAAATATATATAAAAATTACAACATAAAATATGTATATTGTATAGTTGCATGATATATTTTATTACTATATTATAGAATTATCAAATCAAGGTAATTTTATATATTACGCTTGTAATGATAACAAAGAAACTTATTTAAACTAACTAATCAAAAAAATGACTAACGAAAAATTTATAGAAAAAAAATTCCAGGATATGCGAGAAGGTAAAAATTTAAGCGGCATGACAAATTCTTTATTTGCTAATGGTGATACTATATATAGTTATGGTTACCATTACCCGCTGCTATTTCCTATACATTCTAAAAATGGTATAAAATATGTATGTAATACTAAAGGGTACAGTAACACTACTAGCAAGCATATAGCAATAACCAAAGGTTTTAGTGATTTACAGGTAAAATTAACGGGTAATGTAAAATTATCAGGTTGCAAAAAAAACAACCTAAATTTAGTATTATCATTACTAAATGACCAAAAAATTGAAATAATTGATATCATGAATAGTAAAAATAAAAAAGATACTCAGGTATACAAAGATTTAGAGCAGCAATATGATACCATTATAAAAGCTATTAATACATTAAATTAATATTATGAAATTAAAAACAATAAACTACAGGTATGATATATCTATAGAATCAGAAAAAAAAGAATATGATAAGATGGTATTAACATTGAAAAATAACAAGCCTTTTCACGTTTCAGGTTTTCAACATAACAGGGATAGAGTTTTGACTAAAAAAAACATGTTTCATATACTAGATACATCATATATTTTTGATAATCAATACAATACTCGTGATACTAATTTGAGAATTTTTGAATGGTCAGAGATACAATTTCCTAATAAAGATATAAAGGAAGGTTATTATATTCAACCTAAATATATAAAAAACATAAGAGACTTGCAAGAAAAAATATATAAATGTGGATATTGCGAGAAACAAACCGAGAATCCCAACGATAGCGGGTATTGTAATCTGTGTAGGGGTTCAGAGTACCTGAAACCAGAAAATTATCATTTATTGGAATTAAAAAAAATATCAGATACAAGACAAAGAATCAAAAAAGTACCTTGTAATATTATTGAGAGTATAAAAGAAAACCAGCATATAACAAGTATATTTTTGAAAGAAAAAGCTATAGCAAGAGCTATAGAATCAAAAAGAAAAGATATATCAAAACAACAGGAAAAAATAGATTTATTAAAAAAAGAGTTAAATAATATGAAATATGATAATCAAAATAAATAATCAAAATACGCCGTATACGATAGACATGTATCAAATTTTCAACGGTGATAATGAAACCGAGCAAGCTATAGAATACTATAATGATAATAATAATTCTAATCATGATTATGATGATTTTGATTGGAATTTTGATACCGTAGCAATAAGAGAGCAATTAGCAGCAGCAAGCCTGAAATATCTTAATGATAATACCCTGGATGATGTAATTCTATCAATAGAATCAGAAGGGTCGTATAGTCCTAAATTTTATAATTATCAAACGGATAGCTACAGCATGAGTTTAGAAATATCCCTGGATAATCTTAATTTATTTATAAATGACAATAAAAAAGAATATAATAAATGGAAGGATAACCAAAGTTATTGGATAGAAGAAAATGATATCGATAGTTTTTTACTTTATTATATAGAATCAAAAAAAGATGATAATGATGATTATTTTTATCATATGTATGAGATAGCAAATGAGTCCTGGTCTGAAAATACTACTATGACATTAATTAATAAATAATAATAATATGATAATAACCAAAAAATACGAGGTTTTCAAGTTCCAGGAACTAAACCAGGAAGCAAAACAAAAAGCATTATATGACAATAGTATTTTTAACAGTGAGACTAACTATGATTTTTTAAATGAATTACTTCAGGAACTAGTCGAGGAACGCCTAAAAAAAGCAGGTTATACATTTGATAGCATAAAATTATTATATTCCTTGAGTTATTGCCAGGGTGATGGTGTTATGTTTGAAGGTGTATTAACTGATAATAAAAAAAATACCTATATTATAAAGCATAGAGGACATTATTATCATGAGATGTCAACTGATATTGATATATATGATTTAGATGATAATTACCTAGATACTGATGATTTCAATAATGATTTTTATATCCCTTTATGCCTGGATATAAAAAAAATAGGTTATGAATATATCGAGGATTTAGATAGTGAGGAGTCATTCCAGGAATTATGTGATATAAATGACTATATGTTTTTATCTAACGGTAAGATTTTTAACTAATATGTCATATATAATAGCAAGTATAATATTTGCAGCAATATGCTATGCAATAGAAAACTAATCATGTAAATGTTGCATGGTTTTTTCAATATGATAATATAGATATATCAGCTTGAGAGATTATAGAGATATAAAGACTCAAAAAGATAAAAAAGAACTATAAACTAACTATATAATATTATGATAAAAAACACTAAAGCTCAATTTATAGAATGGTCTACTGATTGCCAAGGGTGGAATAAAGAGGATATAGACGAAGCTATAAAAGAAAATGACTACCAAATAATAAATTATATATCAGATGATATACATACATTAAACGAATTAAAAAACTATTTATCATGATTAATAATTTTGAAAGCATAAAGCGGTCCAGGCGTAAAAATAAATATAATACTAATACAATGGATATATTAATGTTTAGTATTACTATTATATTGATATTAATTGCATATATAATACTAGCATAAAAAACACTATAACAAGTGTTTTTTTAATGTATAAATAAACAAGCCGCCGAAAAGAAAAACAAAAAAGTTTATCCCTATTCTATATAGAGAGAGTAGCAACTTATTAATATATTAATGGTATGAAACTGATGTTATTTAAATATAGTATCTTATAAGAGCACATATATGAAATATAGCAATATCAAAGGGTTTTAACGTATTATATAAGCGTATCAGGGTCAATGAGTAATAACACATTTAAAAAAAAGAGCAAGAAACAATTCTAACGTCGCAAAATACATATTGTCCGACATTAAACCAGTAAAACAGCCGTTTTAAGCCGTTATAATATCAAAGTGGCATTCTAGTACCATTTTAATGATACAACGCCTTAGAGGTACCTTAATGAGCCTTACAGAGCCTATTAGAGCCACCCCTATGGTTGAAAAACACCTTGAAATCCAATATTGGGGGGAGGGGGGGGTCACTCTCTGTAAAAAATAAAAAGAAAACCATACCCCTAAAAAAATCTGACCAATTTTCAAACTTACCCTACAACTAAGAAGATATGTCAACTTGTATTTTTTTTATATTAATATACTATATTTAGATATTAGAAATTAATTATAAAAAAATATGAAAATAATCAACGGAGATAGTTTAAAAGAATTAAAAACATTAGAAGAAAATAGTATTGACGCAGTAGTAACTGACCCACCATACGGTTTAAAGTTTATGGGTAAGAAATGGGATTATGATGTACCTAGTACAGAGCTATGGGTAGAGGTAATGCGAGTATTAAAACCAGGAGGGCATCTATTATCTTTTGCAGGTTCAAGAACGTATCACAGAATGGCAGTAAACATTGAAGATGCTGGGTTTGAAATTAGAGACCAAATTATGTGGGTATATGGTTCAGGGTTTCCTAAATCTCATAACATAGGAAAGTCAGTTGATAAGTTGCAGGGTAATGAGAGAAATTCGGAAATAGTTAAAGGAAAAATATTTACAGGTAGCAATAATAATATAGATGGCAAATCAGGAGAATATGAAGTAACCAAAGGCTCATCACCATACGAAGGCTGGGGTACAGCACTAAAGCCTGCACACGAGCCAATCGTAGTAGCAAGAAAGCCTTTATCTGAAAAGACTATTGCTAAGAACGTGCTAGAGTGGGGAACAGGTGGGATAAATATTGATGGGTGTAGGGTTGAATACAATAAAGAAGATGCAAATAAAAACAACAAAGGTGATACATCTAAAAAACATGAAAATGCTGTATGGAAAGATACAAACCATAAAGAAAGACGAGATGTGTTTGTTGCTCAAGGCAGATTCCCTGCAAACTTCATACATGACGGAAGTGATGAGGCGACAGCAGGACTAGGAGATAAGGCTAGATATTTTTATACAGCTAAGGCTTCAAAGAAAGATAGGAATGAGGGGTTGGAGGAATTTAAGGAGAAAGAAAGGGTAAGGCAAGGACTTGCTGGAGAAAAGAAAAACACTCAATCAGCCAATTCCCATCCAACAGTTAAACCAACAGCACTTATGCAATACCTTGTACGCCTTGTAACACCAGTAGGTGGAACTGTACTAGACCCTTTTATGGGTTCAGGTTCAACAGGTAAGGCTTGTGTACTAGAGGGCTTTGACTTTATAGGTATAGAATTAGACCCTGAATACTGTAAGATTGCAGAGGCTCGGATTGATGCAGTTAAATAATATATGAAAAAATTAAACGTACTATCTTGTTTTGATGGGATGTATTGAAGTTATAAAACATATCTTTAAAAACTTAAATAAAAGATAGTTGACTTATAAAAAAAATTTTGATAAAATTTGAGCTTATGAAAAAAAATATATTTAAAAAACGTGTGGCTTTAAAACCTTACGAATACCCTAATCTGAATCATTATGTAGATGCAATTCGGCACTCTTATTGGATTCATACAGAATTTAATTTTACAAGTGATGTTCAAGACTTTAATGTAAACCTTAATGAGGTTGAAAAATCTGCTATTAAAAATTCTATGCTTGCTATATCTCAAATTGAGGTAGCAGTTAAATCTTTTTGGGGAGATATATCAAAAAAAATGCCTAAGCCCGAGATTGGAGCTGTTGGAATAACATTTGCTGAATCAGAAGTAAGACATCATGATGCCTATTCTCATTTACTTGAGGTCCTTGGTCTTAATGACGAATTTGAGAACTTAAACAACAACCCTGTTATTATGGGTCGAGTAAAATACTTAGATAAATCTCTAAGCAAGTCACAGAGCCTCGATAATAAGGAATATGCTGAATCTATTATGTTATTTTCATTATTTATAGAGCACGTTTCTTTATTTTCTCAGTTTTTAATTATTATGGCGTTTAACAAGCATAAGAATGTACTTAAAGGTATCTCTAACGTTGTTGAAGCTACAAGTAAGGAGGAACAGATTCATGGCAACTTTGGAATAGACTTAATTAACATTATTAAAAAAGAAAACCCTGATTGGTTTGACAAGGACAATGCAAATGTAATTAATAAACTTTGTGTTGAAGCATATGAAGCAGAAGAAAAGATTATTGACTGGATATTCGAAAAAGGAGAGATGGATTTTCTACCAAAAAATGTAGTCAAAGAATTTACTAAGAATAGATTCAATAAATCATTAAAAGCAATTGGTTTTGAAGAAATATTTGAAATAGATGAAGAATTAGTTAGACAAGCTGACTGGTTTGATGATGAGATAGTAGGAACAAAGCATGGAGACTTTTTTGACAAGCGTTCTGTCAATTATAACAAACGAAGCAAGAGTATTACTAGTGAAGACTTATTTTAAACAATATTATGACAAAAGAAATTTTAGACCCGTTTACAGCTGAAGAAACAGCAGGAGAACAAAAAGAAGCTGACCCTGAGAATGTTTGTTTGGCTTGTGAATAAAAACTTGCAAAAAAAATCGAATGTAAACAACACTTATAATTAAACATGTCAATTGCATGTTTTTTTACTAAGTGATATATTGTATTTATTAATAGATAACAAGAAATTAATCAAAAAAAATATGAAAAAAGAAGGAACAAAACTAGAGGAGAGGTTTGATGTAGCACATGAAGAATGGGTAGAAGCCTGTATTAGATACTCTGAATTACAAGATGATTATGTACCATTAAGTTATGAAAAAGAACATGCTTGGATTAAAGAATGGTATAGAAATGAAATCAAACAAGAACTACAACAAGAGAGGGAGAGGATTGTGGCTAAAGCAGAAGAAATCATACAAAGAGATAGATTTTCGGGAGCTCCCTTTGCTGTGAACGAACTTATCAAATCAATAAACCAAGACCATGAATAACCTAAAACTAAGAAAAAAACTACAGAAGATAAACCATGCTTGTGGGGATTGTGGGGGATATGGAACAGTAGAAGTCATTGAAGAATCTATAGGTTTGGGTTCATATCCTGATGTAGATACTTGCGAATCCTGCAAAGGTACAGGAATAGATATACCTTTGGAGTTTGGGTGTACGATAACTGTTCAAGAAAAATATTCCGAAGTTCCTAACCCAGTACCAATGATTATAATATCTGGAAGAAACGGATTCGGTGAGTTTGATACAGATAGATACGAGCGTGTTAAAAATGAAGACGTCATTAAAAACCTCGGTAAACCATCTACAATGGGCGACCTGATGAGGGCATTGGGTGCTAAAGACAATCAAACTACAATGTTTGTAGATAATGGGTATTTAATGATTTTAAATGATGACTTAAAAAGAACGTGGACTAAACTAGACCTATCCAAAACAGTAGAAACACAAACGCAAGAGGTAATTAATCAGCTAATAGAAATACTAAAATGAATGATATAGAAAAAATAAGAGAATTACTAAACGTACCAAAAGACCAACGTATTGCACAGCATATTTATAACTCAAATAGAGATGTAGAAATAAATTATCAATTTAATGCAATTACAGGTGGTAATAGAAAAGAACACCAAGGAGTAGGCGTAGATATATTTAGTATAGAAGATGAAAGATTTATAAATAAACTTAAAGAAAAATAATATGCTATCATACAGAGACAAAACCTTTTGTTGCTCAAAAACAGATAACCATACCTGTGATAGAGAATTTACAGAAGAAGATAAAATAAAAGCTGAGAAGTGGTGGGGTAATAAAGAATATCCTGTTTCTCTTTCAAAGTTTTGTGAAGAATCCTAGAAATAGGGTTTTTTCTTTGCCTATTTACTTAAACCTATGGCATATATATAATAAATGTATTATTAGTAAATATAAAAATATGGCAGATAAGGTAAAAAAGAGAAAAGAAAGAACTGTTACGCCAACAGCAAAGCAAATGGGTCTTATCAAAATCATAATGAGACAGATTGATAACCCAAGTGCTGATTTTGTTTGGGGTAAAGCCTTAAAAGAGGCTGGTTATACAGAAGCTATGCAACGGTCACCAAGTAATGTGTACAGAGCTAAGGCTTTCAGAGAGTATGTTCCACGACTTGTTGAGACTACAGCTACAATAGCTAGTCTTGCAGGAAAAGAACTATCAAGAAGAATGTCAGCAGGTAATATTGAAAAAGAAAGAACTAATGACATAAGAAACGTAATGAAAGATTCTATTACACTAGGAAGACTTATGAATGACGAGTCAACATCAAACTCTAAGAGCACAAAAGAAGACCTTAGAGGTTTATCAGATGCAGAGTTGCATGAGATGGCAACTGGCGAAGTTGTAGACGTAAAAGTTGAAGATGGAGAAGAGAAGTAGCCCAAAAGAATTAGCATCAAGGGAATTAGCAAAACGTGAACTAGCTCGTAGATATTTAAAAGATTTTATTGACTATACGTTTGAAGACCCAAGAGGTTTTAATTTTAATTGGCATCATGAAGAAATTATTAAGAAACTTCAAAAAGTTGAAGATGGAGAAATAAAAAGACTTATGATTTTTATGCCACCTCGACATGGTAAGTCAGAGATTGGCTCAATTAGATTCCCAGCATGGCTAATGGGTAAGAATAAAGATAGGCAAATCATTCAGGCTTCCTATTCAGGAGACCTTGCTACCGATTTTGGTAGACAAGTTAGAAACCTAGTTAACTCAGAACAGTATCGTAAGATATTTACAACTGAACTTGCTACGGATTCACAAAGTAAAAGTAAATGGAACACAGATGGTCGTGGAGTCTACAACGCTGTTGGTGTTGGAGGTTCTGTAACAGGAAAGGGTGCTGATATTCTTATTATTGATGACCCTATCAAAAACAGGCAAGAGGCTGAGTCAGAAACGGTTCGAAACCAAATTTATTCTTGGTATCAATCAACAGCTCGTACTCGTGTGATGCCAGGAGGTGCTATTATTGTTATTCTTACGAGATGGCACGATGATGACCTTGCTGGTAAAATTTTAGAAGATGCAGAGGAAGGATTATGGGATGTTTTACATTATCCAGCGATTGCTGTAAAAGATGAGCCCTATCGAAAGACAGGAGAAGCTCTATGGGAAGATTGGTTCAACTTAGAAAACCTTAACGCTATTAGAAAAGATATTGGTCCTTATGAGTTCTCAGCTCTGTATCAGGGAACGCCTGTAGACGATGAAGCTAAGTTATTTAAAACGGATTGGATTAAAAGCGTTCCTATGGAAGAAGTTCTTAAAAAAAGAACTATGTGTTACATAACATATGACGTTGCTTTCTCTCAAAAAGAACAATCTGACTACATTGGAGAAATTATAAACTTTGTAGATGAGGATGGAACGTGGCACGTTAAGTCTAATAAGATTAAACTTAATCCAGCTGAGTTTTTAGATAGATTATTTATAATGTACAACAGGTATAAACCTGAATGGATTGGGATAGAGGCTGTTTCTTTTGAATCAGCTGTTAAACCATTCTTAGATATCGAAATGAGAAAACGTAACTTTTATTTACCACTTAAAATGTTAAGTCACAAGGGTGTAAATAAATACACTCGTATTCAGGGTCTTATCCCTAGATATTCTAATAATGCTATCATTCACATTGAAAAAGAAGCAGACGATTTAGAAGATGAGCTTAATAGTTTCCCTAAAGGAAAACATGATGATGTTATTGATGCCTTAGCATATCAATTGGATATTGCAGAATCTCCTCGCAAGTATGACGATTATCTTGATGAAGACCTCTACGAAGAGGAAGGTATTGACCAATACATGGGAATATAATATAAATAATACAATATGACTATAGTAATTAGAAAAAAAATACCCCAAGTTAAGAAGAGTTTACGAGATAAACTATTTAATCAAGCAAAAAAAGAGATTTTAATCGCTAGAGAGTACCAAACGAAGAGACATTCGTCTTGGAAAGAGATAGAAACGGAAGTATTTGCCCAAAAAAGGATAAATACTAACACATCTCGTGCTAATGTTAAGTTATTTCAGATGAGAGAGTTCTTAGACATGCTAATTAGTAAAATTGATGCACCAATGGATTTCGATTATTCAAGTGGGTCAAACAAGGCAAAAGAGAACGAAGCAAGAAACCTTAATGCACTCAAGGATAGAGACAAACAACCACAACATGGAAACTGGGCTATGAAAGATTACATGGCAAAAGAGATTGCAGCAACCTATGGTAGAGTTATTTACGAAATGCACGCTGAGAGCAAAGCAGGTAATTATAGAAACATACTAACAGTTTTAGATGTATATGACTTTATGATTGACCCTAATGTTTCAGGAATAGATATGGAGACAGCTCTATATATGGGTAGATACGGAATTAGAGAGTCATTACACTCACTTAAAGAAGGAGTTAAATCAGGTGTGTTTATTCGTTCAGAAGTAAACTCATATACTGAACAACTTGAAGCAGGTGCTAAAATTGATGACAACTTAGGTCAACAACAAACAAGCAAACAGAATAGAGAAAGCGTTGTAGCTTCAAAACCAAAGCAAGCTAC